GGGGAGGCGGTTTCGTCACCAGTGAACTGGAGTTGCTCAATGAGATACTCGTGGGACACTTGGGCGAAACGACGACGTTCATCAGTATCAAGGTAGACATAGTCCACATAGAGGGAAGCACTGAGAGAACCGCTGTCAGAAACGGAAGGAGTATTATATGTTGGAGGAGTAGTATTTTCAGGAGCATTGTCATTGTTCCACGCTTCTATTTTATCTCTTCTGTATTGATTTGTTGCAGCCAATAATGTTGGATTAGTTGCAGAAGTATACTGAGAACCGGAAGCGTCATGGAGTGGACTTGTTGTTGTAGTTAAAGCAGTGTCAATAAGACCTTGAACATAAGCAGCTCTGGTATTTTTTTCTATTTGTGTGTAATCAGCAGTTCCTTGAACTACCTCGTCAACCGCCACATCGGTAAGTTGAGCAAATTCAATATTGAGTTTCACTTCGTGATATTGGAGAGCAATAAGAGGAAGCGCAAGACCAGGGTTGCGACAGAACCAGAACTGAAGGGGAACATACACAGTACGAGCACTATCAGGAGATGAAGCAATGATATTGTTAGGGTAAACTACGTTATTCATAGGTACATTACCCACCATAGTAGAAGAATCCACATAGGAACCTTCAACCATCTTCTTGTAACCATCCCAATGAGAAGCGGTCTGGGAAAGCTCGTTCCAGATGTGAAGCCAGTCACCGTAATGTTTGTCAATACGTTGACCACCAATTTCAATCTCTACGGATTTGATGAGTTTGTGACCCACCCAGGAGTCGTAACCACCGGATGAAAGAGCCGGGAGATCCATTTGGAGATACATACGGTTGATCAAGTCACCGTTACGGGACACGGTGCAGGTTACTTTGCGACCAAAACCAGTTGTACCGTTGAAAGTTTGTTCAATGGATTCCATAGAAAAGTTGGTGTGACGTCTGTACACCACTTTGAAGAAGGTAATTTGGGGGTTTCCAGACAAGTAAATATCCTGGGCACCGTAAGCGACAAGTTGCATTAATCCACCTCCCATATTTGTAAGTGAATGTGTTTTATTATTATAATATATGACAAGAAAAAAAATTAAAACAAAAAAAAAACAAAAAATTATAAAACAATATTTTAAAAAAAAAAAAAAGGGGGGGGGGGAAACTTTTTCTTTAACAATTTTATGGTGTGCGAAAGCTGTTTTTGAAAATTTATTGTTTTTTAAAAAAAATCATTTTTCAATACATTTTTATTTTTATTTAAATTTTTTTTTTAAATACGTTGGTGGTTTTATTTTTTTTCAATACATATTAAAAACGTGTTACTTCATTTGAATACATAAGAATTGTTAGATGAAAACTAAACAAAGAAATAACCCAAAACGGCATTGTAATTATCAAATATCAAATACCACGTTAGATATAAGACATAAATCTATGATTGACAACTTTTCAACCAATGATGAAAAATATGAATCTTTCAATAAAGAATTAAATATCCTTAAAGATGCTCTCTCTATATTACAAAGAAAGCCGCGTTCAGAATTAACGGATGAAGAGATCCATCAAATCATTTTTACAAAGGAAGATATTGAATATGTCAATACAGAAATTAATAGTATTAAGACAAATAAAGAGGAACTAGAGTATTTTGTAAATACAAGTGATATTTTATATAACTATTACAATCTTCTTGAAAATAACAATGACGAAGGTGGAGTCATGTCTCTTGGTCAAAAATCAACTACAAATAACACAATCGCACATTATTTTACCAATGGCAATATAGAAGATTTAAACAAAATTACAAACAAGAGTGTTAAGAATAGTAGGTTTCATTTATTGGACGATTACCTTAGTTACACGGACAAGAACTATATAAATAATAGTATAACACAAGACAATTCATCCATATGTTCTTTTTGCAACGGAAACTCAAAGGACATTTTGAGCAACGAAGGTATTGTATGTTGTAGAGATTGTTACACAATTGAACATATTATTACGGATAATGAGAAACCATCCTACAAGGATCCCCCAAAAGAGATTTCATATTTTAGTTACAAGAGAATAAATCATTTCTCAGAATGGTTGAATCAAATTCAAGGAAAAGAAACAACCGATATTCCAGACGAAGTCTTTAATAAGATAATGATGGAACTGAATAAACAACGTATATATAATTTAGCAACAGTAACTCCAATAAAAATCAGAGAAATTTTAAAAAAACATAAAATCAACAAATATTATGAACACATTCCGTACATTTTAAACAAAATTACAGGCATACCTAATCCCCATTTGAACCCTGAGCTGGAGGAAAAATTAAAAAATATGTTTCGAGAGGTTCAAGTACCTTTTTTAAAATATAGTCCTAATAATCGCAAAAACTTTTTGTCTTATAGTTATGTTTTACACAAGTTCATTCAAATATTAAACGAACTTGAATTTTTGAAATATTTTCCTTTATTGAAAAGTAGAGATAAACTCCATCAACAAGAACAGATATGGAAAAAAATATGTGATGATTTGGGTTGGAAATTTGTAAGAAGTATTTAAAATTTATTGGGGGAAATTTACTAGGTTAGCACCCATACCGAAACCAGCGCCATGACGGGCACTCACACCAATAGAAGGAGCAAATAGATCCAATAGAGAGAATGTCGCTGCTGCTACAAACCCTATGAACATAACCTCTTCAACCTTTGGTTTTTTACCAGGGAAAAAGAATGCTGCTGTAGCAACGACTAGACCCTCAAAAAGATACTTGAGCATTCTTACAATAATCTCCATGAAGTCAAATGAAAAATCGTTCATGTTTGTATTTTGCGTATATTGTTTTATAAATAATAAGAAAAAAAAAAAAATATATTAAAGAATTGTGTATTGTCTACTTTAACAAATATGAATCATATAAAACCAGAAAGTACAAAAGAGGTTGATTATTTAGATCAAGATGACCATATAAGAGGACAATCGTATGCTTGTGTATCTTTTATTTCTCCTGAAGAAGTAATAAAATTAAAAGAAGCTTATTTTGTATCGGCATATTTAAAGGAAAATATTTCAAAAAATAGTGAACTATATGACGGTTTGATGTCTATTTTTCCTAACCAGAAAAATGAATTGATTGCTATTAAGGAACAATATGGTTCTTGTTTCAATACGGGTACTATTGATGAAGATTACAAAAGTTTTAAATTGGACAATGATACCAAAATTAGTGAACAATTTTCAAAAGAACACAACTTTCAAACATCCGTTCGTGGAATTAAAATTCGTGGAACTTACGATAGTCTCAACGAAGCACAGTCAAGAGCTGAAGTCCTAAAACGTAAGGACAATAATCTTCACAATATTTATATTGCGTCTGTTGGTTGTTGGTGTCCTTGGTCTGCTAATCCAGACGAAATTACAGATGCAGAATATACAGAAACTCAACTTAATACATTGATGCGAGAGTACAAAAAGAACACAGAAAGTAAAGAGGAGTTTTATCAAGAAAGGAAAAAAGATTTGATTGAGCGAACAAAGGAGGAGACTGTACTAAAAAAGAAGGCGAATTTGGCTCGGACAGTTTCAGATATTGAAGGCGAATTATCAGATGGTTATGTTCCAGATGTTACTCAAAAGATCGTCTTCAATGATGAAGACGCATGGACTAAAAAAATTGGCACATTTTAAAAGAAATTTCTTTTTTTTAACATAATTTTATTTTTTTTTAACATAATTTTTAAATTTTTTTTTTAAAAAATCGTCATTAATCATCATTTTTTAAAAATCGTATACAATAAAATAGGGCAAATATGAAAACGTTGATTTTTCTCTTTTTATTTGTGGGTATGTTTATGATGGTTCATGGTATTTATGAAGAGAAACTTGAAAAAATGAAAAAAGACGTTAGGGTTAAATACAAATTTATTCCAAGAACATATTATGATGAATTTTTAATGAATGATAAGTTTACAAGTAAAGCTTCTGAACCTTTGTTCAATAAAGAAGCTGATAGCAGAAGTGCTGGATTTCCTGTGAGATAAAAAAATGTGAGTTTAAATAAATCTTTATTAAAAAAAAAAAATGAGTTCACTATCTCTCAGAAGAGCTCGTGCACCGGAATCTTCCAGAAGAGCTCGAACCCAAGCTAATCCAGATCGTTCTGATTATAGTATGTCTTCCGAAACATCTCAAAATCAACCTCGTCCAACCGCTCCAGTTTCTTCTAGGAGAGCTCCAGAGTCTTCGAGAACATCTCGAACCCAATCTCGTGCACCAGTTTCTTCCAGGAGAGATCCAACTGCACCAGTTTCTTCCAGGAGAGCTCCAACTGCACCAGTTTCTTCTAGGAGAGATCCAAATGAACCTAGTTCTTCCAGGAGAGCTCCAAATGCACCAGTTTCTTCCAGGAGAGATCCAACTGCTCCAGAATCTTCC